CCGACCTTTCGATCTATTTCCGAAAACTGTGGTGCTTAGAGGTGCACTCAACTATTTGCAGTCCTTGCCACCCGGTCCTAGGACCGAGGACAGGTGCTTGCGGTAGGCAGCCTCTACTAAGCTCTTAGCTGACTAGGCTAAGAACTTAGATGGTTCAGATTATTCAATGGAACCAGTGCCTCCCTCCTCCTCTTTCGAGGAGTACTCAGGTCTTCTAAGAAACACCCATTCGAGACCGAAGTCGCATCCAGAGCCGGAAGAATTCCAGCACCTTCGCGACCTCAACCTCTCTTGGACGTTTCAAAGCTCGAGCAGCAGAAGGACTGATCAAGTCTACTTTCTCAGCCGATCTTACGACTTGTGCAAAAATCGCACTCGTCTGGACTGGGTTAAATCGGAGATTTAACCGCTGCAAGTGTTTCATTGATTCCTCAGCCAGGTCGATAGACTTTTGCGCTGAAGCAGCCGCTTGATTGCAAGCTGCATCAATCAGTCTCCCACAAGGATCCCAGGACCCTTCCTCAGCGAAGAAGATGTCCGACTGCATCGAATCGACGCGGTCCCTTGCAGGGGTCAGTACCTCAGTAATCAGGCCGGTGGCCCAATTATTGAAGCTGATTAATCTCGTTAGCTGACTATCTTGGTCTACTTTCGAGATCGCTGAACGCGACATGAGCCAATCAAGCCATGTCGGCATCGCAAAGCGGCCTTCGGTTGCTGGTTGAGTCAAAAGAACTAGTAGGACTTTCAGTCTCCGCGGAACGACGTTCCATGGAGCATCAACCCTGCTAGCGCCCTTGAAACCGACCCCTAGAGCACGAACAAAGTTCGCTAATGAGCCGGTTGGGTACCACGCACTAAGTGCGTGAGCGACACCAGCAGAGTGCTGAGCGGCTGCCCAGAACTTTACTGGTAGCCCACTAACAAGTTCTCCTTGGAAGAAGAACTTCTTAGCGAACTCGAGGGTTTTACCCCTCGCCTCTAGAGATTTCGCAATCCCTATACTCAATCCGACGAGTTCACAGAACTTTCTGTACTCTAAGGCGACTCGGTCGTCGGCAATAACTATGTCATCACCTAAGACCGCATATCGGTCGAACCACTTCGCTTCCCCCGCGCGATAAGCAGCAAACTGCACCATAGCATGGTGTGTCAGGGCTAGCATCGCCCAGCTTGAAAAGGCACCCATCGGTTGGCCAACGGCATACCTAAGGTTCATTGAACTGTTACCTAATCCCGCTGCCTTACAGGTCGACGACCCAAGGTAGTAGTTTCGGTTACAAAGCAACGCTTTCCAAGTTGCAGCAAAATGGCGCCCGAAGAACTGTAACAATAACAGTCCCTGAATAAGGACAGGAAGCCTATCCGTCGCCGCACTTAGGTCAAAAGAATAAATCTTCTGATCAGACTTTACAATCTTCAAAAGCCTTTTCACAGGCTTAAGTTGATTAAAAGTCCCATCTTGAGGGATCTCCCTTAATAAGGAAAAGATCCACTCATGAAGCGGTTTCAAGGCAACTTGCGTCCAATAATCCACCATGGCAAAAACCCGGGCTTTGCCCGCGGGTTCTATCTTTACAGATAGCCGACCGTTGACATTCGATCCGTTTGGGTATTCTCGCCTCTTTCGAAGGATTAATTCCTTTTGGGAAATAGTCACTCCGTCTGAGTTGAAAACCTTTATTCCTTTTCGAACTCTCTCCAATACTGCGGATGACAACGTCATCCTTCTTGCAGTTGGAGCGGCCTCTGCCACCTCGCACATTTGGGTCCACAGGGATTTAGTCGTACCCGTTCCTCCCGGTGTTACCGAGAGATAACGAAACAAACTCCATCCCCATTGACCTTCTGTCCACCTCCTTGCGGAGTTGAACCTACAGCCGAACGAGGTTGATGGACCGCCTTCTCCTTTTTCCCAATCAACGTAGGGAAGGTCGGCAGAAGACTTCATTATCGGGACCACTGACGGTCTCCCTAAGACGTCGGTCCCAACGTCCAAGAGTTTCTCGCCTGTATGCACTTCAAGCTGCGGCACGAACCTACTTCGTATGAATACACACCACTCCTTAAGGAACACTCGTGAGAGTAGTTTCCCGGGGTCAGTGATGGTACTAAACTTATACTTCGGTTCGATTAACAGTATCCGATACATACCCAATAACGTGAGCCAGAATCGAATGGTAGACCGATCTCCCCTTCGGATGAAACCCCGAGCAAAGCCCGGTATCACCCTAGGAAGATTGGATCCACCGGTGGCCACGGCTACCATCGAGATCGCTCTCGATGGCACCTTCAATTCTGACCCTGGCACACCTTGCATTAGCAAAGTATGCGCAGTTTTCAAGTATTGGACTAGCCCTGGAACACCCTGCTTACGTACCATATTCGCAACCCATTTTGCGAAGGTCGCTAATTGGATAATCTTACTTCGAGAAGGCCTACCTGACACTAATCTTGCCCATGAAATCATGGGCTCCATTAGGTGTCTCCACACTTTTAAATGTGGACGCCAATGGGCTAGTTTCGCACTTACTCTAAGGTTTTCAATCTTGAGTAGTTTGAAGAGCATTTTAATTATTACATTAATTTGCCTAGTCCACCTTCGGTTTCTGTGGTTTTACCCACAGGCCGCAGGCGCTCCTGAGCGGAGGCGATAGGATCGCTGAAGGAATCCATTAGCAACCCCACATGGTTCCACTGACCCCTCAATCCTCTGACCGCAGACTGCAGTCGCCAAGGATCAAATTTTCAGCTTCTCCATAGGAGCTCTTTTGGTACCTTCACTCTCATCTACCTGACGGTATACGAGATCCCGAGCATAGCTCAATTCCCCTAATAATCCACCGTTAGTGGGCTTTGGTTCTAATAGGTTTCCCTACTAGTCCTACTCACCGCTATCCAGCTTCATACTTCGGTTCCTATCACTATGGACACGTGCTGACCGTACTCCTTACCTTCAACAGGTCCAGGCTGTACTCTGCGCTGTGCTTCCAATCACGCCTATTACTCTTTCGAGGTTCAGTCGCTGGTATAGTCTTGGCTAACAGAGGCTCCCTTTCCCATTTATCCTAAGAGTACTGTGGCCTTATCTTACAAAGGCTCCGCTTTTAACGTTTGTTCACGCACGACATTTCTTTATCTAGGTCCCGTCGATGGAGTCTCTACTGACTTGAGAGTCTAGTAGGGGCCTTCACTATAAGGCGCCCGACAATCTTGGTTCCAATCTCCCCGTAGCAGGTATCGCTCCTGTAGCGGGTATTCGGGGTCTGTGCTCCGATCCTGTTCTGCAGGACCGTACCCGTGCAAACGGAATACAGTAGTAAGCTGCGTTACCGCCACACGCGGCGTGCTTGAGGCAGTGCCCCTACATTAGGTTCCAAGATCCGACGTGCCGATAGATCCGGTGAACCTCTCTGTCGACGACAGAGTCCGGCCCCTAGGTTGACCCCGCTGGGAGTTCCCCAGCTGAATATCGGTTTCCGGATATCCACGCATCAAACCCTTTGGGTTGCGTTTCACCGTCCGAACCGGTGCTTAGAGACGATTGGTTATCGTCCCCGTGCACGTGTTCACTTAAGAACTATTGGTCTCTCGACCTCCAGGTCCCAAGCTGACGATGTTAGCTTCGGTCCTCGGTATGAGAACCAGCCAGGGC